GGGGGGGCCCCAGTCCCCTCCCTCCAATCCTCTCAGAACCCATTAACTAAGTTCATGTATAATCTAAAAATCATTTCCGCACCCACTTGGACGGAACCCACGGCCGAATTGTAGTCGGGCCGGTTACTAAACCCGCTTGTGTTACGTTACAAGCGGATTAATTATTAGTATAAATATAATGAGATTTTGATTGATTTTTATTAACTCATGTCTCAATGCCCAGACAAGCATTCTATTGGATCATCACCTTGTCCGCAACAGTACATCCCACTGAGCCCGCTTTGGTACCCGGAGTCCAATGGATCAAAGGACAAAAAGAAATCGGTAGTGGTGGATTCGAACACTGGCAATTTGTCGTGGGCCTCAGTCAGAAAGGATCCGTCCGTACTCTTCAAGGAATGTTCCCCGGTTGTCACGCAGAAGCAACCCGCAGTAAAGCGGCGGAAGAATACGTGTGGAAAGAGGACACGAGAGTTGATGGGACCCAATTCGAACGCGGCGAGAAACCCCTTCAAAGAAATTCCGCAAAGGACTGGGACAAAATCTGGGAGTCCGCAATTTGTGGTAGAATCCTCGACATTCCCGCTGATGTACGAATTCGCAGTTACCATACAATCAAAACAATTGCTTCTGATTTTGCAAAACCAGTTGGATTGGAAAAGACTGTGTTGGTATATCACGGGGCAACAGGAACTGGAAAAAGTAGAAGGGCATGGGATGAAGCTGGTTTGGACGCTTACCCTAAAGATCCACGGACTAAATTCTTTTGCGGTTACCAAGGTCAAAAACATATTATCTTCGATGAATTTCGTGGAGGAATTGACGTTGCCCACATATTACGATGGACTGACCGTTATCCGTGCATGGTGGAGCTCAAAGGAGCTTCTACCTGTTTGTTGGCCGAGAAAATATGGTTTACCTCCAATTTGCCACCAGAATTATGGTATCCCGAATTAGATCTTGCTACTAGGGACGCTTTACTTAGAAGATTAGTTGTTGAAGAAATAAACTAGTTTTTTATGATTTTATATTTTTTTATTTTTCCGCTTGCGGATAAACTTTTCTCTTGATGCTAAAGCATCAAGAGAAATAACCGCCTTAATTTTCAAAACCTAAAGGTTTTGGAAAATCAAGTCAGCGGAGCCTGTGAAAGTGCCAGCAGCAGTAGTATCAGATACACCGCCGAAGACACAAGCAATGAGACAGATATACAAGTTGTAATTTTTTCCAAAAGTTGAAGCAGTTGATGCATATTGAAAGTTAGTATTGAGCGGAACAGTGAAGGAGACCCTATGCCATTCCGCTGAAGTTGCTAAGACTGAATTGATTTCCACAGTTTGATCGTACAAAACTGTGACAGCCTTCGGATTGACGAGTGAATTGACTTCGATTGTATTTCCAGTGTTAGGCAAAAATAAATCAGAATGAGAAATTAAACTGGGCAACGAAGTTGCGGCAGTTAAATTATCTCCATGTTTGACCACCAGAATGCGATAAGTGAACGCATCAGACGCATCATTGGGTGTTGAAAACAACCCATTGATACGGAGTGCGTTCATATAGATCGCATCTCCCTGGCGGTTGGTGTTTGCAGTGCCTTGAGTGATCAACTGCGTTGGTGACATAGTGTAAATGTTGTTGTGTTTCATAACACATCCAAGAACGGAGTCACTGACTCCGAAGTGATACTTCGGCGCTACCGCGAGCAGTTGACGTTTCATGGAATTCCCCTTGCGCCCCGGGGCTTTGCGCTTGCGCTGGGTTTTCGTTCGAGTGTAAGTTGGTTTTTTGTAAGCCATTCTGGAATCTGTTGTTTGTGGAAAAAAAGGGATACTTGAAAGTGCAGCAGGTACTGTATATTTTAAAGCTGTGCGGGCTAATTGAATTGTTGGTACGCCCATAAAATTTATTATCAAATTTATACTTTAAATATTCCATTGTTGTGTCACATGACGTGTGAGACATGAGATTTCGATGCAGTAAGTAATACTAAATCTCAAAGAGATTTATAGTCTTACTGCATCGTCTCAAGTCTCACCCTTCAAGTGATCCAACCCCGACGAAACCCACGGGCAAAGGGGACGGAACGGGACGAAACCCACCGGAGCAACGGGACGGAACCCATCGACGGAAAGCTTCGGGGGGGCCCCAGTCCCCTCCCTCCAATCCTCTCAGAACCCATTAACTAAGTTCATGTATAATCTAAAAATCATTTCCGCACCCACTTGGACGGAACCCACGGCCGAATTGTAGTCGGGCCGGTTAC